GTGGTTGTCGGGATATAGGACGACGCGAACGAGCCAGCCTCTAACTGCATACCCCACATATATTGCGCATCATCGCCTGAGACGAACGTATCGTTATCGGCATTGGCAAGACGGTATTCAACCCTGCCTGCGGTATCAGTTGGGTCGGTCGTAAAGAGCAACCCCGCGCGCGTCCAGCCGCTGTTGTGCGCATTGACGAAACCGGAATATCCGGCCCCACTGTCCACCGTGCCGACTGACGGGGTGGTAAGATCGAGCGTCCCGCCGCCGTTTGAAGGCGTTGTAAAGAGCGAGCATCTTATATCGTGCCACGCGCAATTGTTTGAGTCCTTCGCGTAGATACTGACGGCATAGGGCGTCGATGTCGCTACCGTTGCGTCGCGGTTGATGCCTACTGAGGCGCTGGAGAATGAACAGGTCACTAGGTCCGCGTTTGTCCCACCATCGGGCGAAGCCGCCGCGTCATTCGTGATCGTGGCCGTTCCGAACTTGGTCCAATAGGCATTGTTTGGATCGGCGGAATACTGAAACAGGTTGGTCCGCTCGCCTTCGATCAGGACGCCCAGCGCCGCAAGGGTGGCGGGGTTGTAATCGAAGCGCGGGGCCGTATCGGCTGCGATATTGCCCGACGAATTGACTGCCGTTCCGTTCGCGCCGCCCGATGCCGTTATAGCGGAGTCGAGCGATCCCGTGGTGAAGTCGAAGGCAAAGCTCGGAGCGGACGCGCCCGCCACCAGCGCGGCAATGGGCACCCCCGTTCGCCAGCGAGCACCTAGCCTCACGCCGAGAACTCACCCGTTGCGATGGCCGAGACATTGGCCCCGGTCGTCACCTTCCAAGCGCCCGATACCGACTTGGCATAAATCGGGACCGAAAAGGACACTAGGCTGGAAATGCTTGAAGCGCCGCCCGTAAAAACGGTGATGGCAGAACCGCCGCCATCCTTGATCGAAACAGCGCCAGGGGAGGTTGTGGCAGGGACAATCAGCAAAGCGGCAAGAAAGTCGCCTGCTGCGCCCGTGCCGCCCATGACCTGATCGGTTTGCGATGCCGCTACCGTTTCATAATCGGTCCCGGCAATGAAGCCTTCGCCGTTGGCATCGGTCGCAATGACAATTTGCCGCCCGTTAACGTCGCAGGAGGGGAGGCTCCTGTCGCCATCGTAAAGCGATTTTGCTGTGGACCTGTATTGGACAGTCATTTTATTACTCCGGTTGTTGATTGTCTTTCATTTTCTGGTATTCGGCCTCGCGCCGATCCAATATTCCTTCAATGTTATTGGCGAGAAATGCCATCTCCTTCTTCATGCCAATTTGAGCGCCGAGCGCATTCAATTTTGCAACTTGCGACCTAACCGCGCTCGCCTTCCCTGCTTTTGTTGCCTTGGCGAACCCTGTGGCCCATTCTATGAATTTGGGGTTTGTCCAGAGTAAAGCGGCCCTGTAATAACCATATTGCGTCGCAATAACGCCGCCGATTGCCCCAGGCAGGCCCGCAATCGAAGAACCAACCCAAGCGCCGCCGCCAAGCGTGACGCTGCCACCGACGCCCTGCGCTGTTTTGCTGGTGTTCCGTGTCGCATTAGATGCGGCAACGTCGCGCATCACATCGGTGAATCGCTCAAGGTTCTGCCTTAGCGCGCTGTTTTCAAAAAGAAGGGACTTCGCGGCTGGCGTCATGTCATCGAAGTTTCTTACAAACACGCCCGCGTCAAATGGGCGGCCCGCCGAATTGGATGGTTGCCCCATCAATCTGACAATTCCGTTTTGAACCCGGCCCCATTCATCGGCTGGCATTGACTTGCGAATCTCGACCAGCATCTTGATGTCGGCACTAGACTTTCCTTCCTTGGAAAGTCTTTGCATTAACCCGGACACCGCCTCCGACCTTAGCGCATCATCTTTACCGAGAATCTTTGTGAAAACCTTTTCGACGCGATCCATGCCGGATTTATATATTCTATCCGCGCGCTGCCATGAGGCAAAGGCCGCTGGTCCCTGTGCCCTTGCCGCCGCCTCCATATCGGTAGACAAAGCACCGTAGAGCCGTTTTAGCTGGCCCATTCTGGCGGGCTTTTCGCCGATAATTACTGCGTCAGCAATTTGTTCTCCAATATCGCTGCGGAATGCCTTGAGGTCTGCCCAGGTTAGATTCCCGCCCTTGGCCACAGTTCGCGTGATCGGATTACCAGCATCATCCAACAATCCGGTCGGGACTTGTTCTGTGGTTCCCTTCAGCGCCCTCAAATACTTGGAAAAAACTGGATTCGCCAACATTTCATTAAGCACCGCATTGCTGGGCGTCACATTGGACAAATCGGAAAGAAGTCTTTGTGTGTTGGTTGTTGAGACGGGTGCGCTTTTGTTGATTTTGACGTTATCAAACAGCTTCTTTGTGACACCATTCTCGCCACTGAACCGCTCAAGCCAACTTCGCGCGCCGCGCTGAACCGCCTCGCCCACCCCACGAAAATCAGTGGTCGGCCCAAACTTGTCCGCAGTTCCCCCTGCCGCCCTGGAGACTTGCGCCGCAGTCTCGGCCCGCTTGGCATCCATAACAGCAGCGGAACCTGGAACCACATCTAAATTACGCTCGATTAATTTGGAACCCAGCCCCCGAGCGTCGCCCACGGAAAGATCAATATCAAAGTCTTTCGCGCGCGCGATTTTATCTGCTGGGGTAATCTTGGCCGCAGGGGCGGGTCCGCTGGGTGCGGGCTTGGGGGTGCTAATCCTTTGGTGGAATTGGGGTGCGGCACGGCGCAAAAGCGCATTCCCGGCGCTCCCGACAGCATAGGCGTCAAGTCCAGCGCCTACCGGGTCAGTCCTAAAAGTCTCGATTGCAGCCGGGACACTCCCGTAGCGTTCTTTATAGAAGTTACCTGCGGCAGACGCCGCATTAGCGGCGCGCTGTGTGGCCTCCTCATTCCCCGCTCGGTCTATTACTTCGCGGATCGGCTCAGGCGTTACTGCCCGCAAGGTTCCCGCAGCCACATCCAAGGCACCCATGCCCGTCTGGATTGGGTGCCGCACGGCTTGATAGATTCCGGTCGCCACATTAGCGGCGCTTTCCGGCAGGTGTGTGACTTGGTCAATGCTATATTGGCCGTATGCCGAAAGCGCGCCGGTAACTGTATCAAACACCTTTTCCGCTGTGGATTTTGGCTTTTTCTTCGGCGTGGCCTTGGCCCGCTCGCGCTTGATCTCGGCGGCCAGCGCCCTAGCGGCCTCTGCGTCGCCTGCCTTGTCGGCATTGACTAGCGCCCGTTCAAGCTGGGCGAGGCGTTCTTCTGCCATCCTAGTTCCCGTATTTTTTCAGTAGGGCGTCGATAATTGGCTTCTTTTCGCCAGAGCTAACCGACGCGTCTCCATCGGGATTAAAGCTCGACCATGTGGGCAACACACCATCCCAACCAGCTAAGGTGCCGTTCTCCATAAAGTATTTTGCCGCTGCATCCTTGACCTTTGCGGCTTGTTCGATCTGGTTCAAAAGACGGGTCACACGAGCCTTGTTCGTCGCCTCATCCAGCCTTGGATTGTATGCGCGGGCGATAAGACGGTCGCCCTCCTTCTCTGTAAACTGCGCGCCCAAAACGGCCCTAAGATTACGCTGCACAACTTCTTCGACATTCTCGCGCGCCTTGATTGATCGCGGGTTTACCCATTCATTCACGAACTCGGGCAGATTGCCCACAATCGGACCAGTCACATCGTCATGCGTCTCAAGGTCGCCAAGCGTCTCATTTAGTTGGACGCGCATCTTGGAAACATCGGAACGGCCCGCCGACATCCACTCCCAAAGGTCGCCAGCCGCCTTCTTATCGAACTCCTTTTGCCCCACGGTCAACGCAGGGCCTTCATCCTTTTCGGGCGGAAGTCCGGGGACGCGCGCGGCACTCCTCCCGTCAGGCATCATTTGATAGCCTTGGGGGAGATCCGGTTGGCGCGGTGCAGCGGGAATGACGCTAGGTGTTTGCCCATCAATCGGCACAACTCGCCCATTGACAACGCGCCCTCTTTCCCCCGTAACCCTGTTGCGGACAATTTTTCCCTCGGACATCAGCTAACCCCTCGGCTCAATGTGGACATGATTGCCCTCGTTAATGACTTCGTATTGTGGGTTGAGCGCCTGCAAGCGGTGGGCGTATTCGGCCATGCTCATGCCTGCTGGCGGGATGCTATCGCGCGCCCTTCCTGAAAGGTGGTAGCTGTTCCTCACGCCGCGAACCGCCGCGTTGCGAGCCTGCGAACGGCGGGTGCTTGTGATTTGTTCGCCAGGTATGCCTTTGACCTCAAAACCCTCCGGCAGCGTTGCCGCTGCCGTCTCCCGCATCGTCGTCCAACCACAGGCTCGGGTCGTATGTCCCTAAATCGTCCGTTCCCAGAGGCTTCCCGAATCGCGTGGGGAAGCTCGGCATGGTGCCTTGCTGCTGGTATTGGATTTGCGCGAAACGCTCCCAAGCTTCCAGCTTACCAGCGACGGCCAGCGCCTTTTTAAGATCGAATTGCGGGTTCCCGGTAAGGCCGAGCTTGCTTATGTCCCCCCCCTGCGCCTGCATATCTGCCAGCACTTCCTGGATCGCTGGCCCCTGCTCGGCCTCGGGCAATGGCAGGATATTAAATGCGTGCTGGGCAAGCACACCATAGGCGTCGTCAACCCGCTTCCTGTCGGCTGCGTCAAGATTCAAATACAGCCCCGTGTTATAATAAGCCAAGGACGCCCGCGCCTGCTGTGTGGCCGGGTCGCTCGGGTCGCCCGTCAACGCCAGGGTGATTGTTTGCCTCTTGCGTATTTCCTCCTGCTGCTTTTGCGCCGCTGCCGCCCGGTCCTCCTCCCTGTCCTGCAACTGGATTCCAAGCCTGGGGTCGTGCTGGGTTATGGCTGCCGCCGTTTCGGGCGTTTGGTTCTTCGCATAGGCGGCAAGGGCGTTTTCCGTCTCATAGGCGCGGCGATCCTCGCGACCTTGCTTGAAGGCCAAGCCCACCCCCATGCCAATTTGGCCGGGGTCCATTAGTGCGTTAAAATAGCTCATGTGATTCCACCCAAGTTAAAGACCGAGCGCCGCGTTCGAAAGGGCAGTCCCCGGTGCGCCGAGGCCGCCACCTATGCCGCCGCCGGGCGTCAAGGGGTAATAACTCATTCCCGCATAGGGCCGATAAGCAAGGCCGCCCAGCGCGCTTCCGAACGTGCTACCCAATCCGCCTATCAGGCTGTTGGTATTATTGGCTCTGGCAATCGCGGCATTGGAGAGCGTGTTGCCTACATTATAGGCACCTTGCGAATAGGCGTTCGCAAGGTTGGTATTCCCTGCGGCGGCATTGTTCGCAAAGTTTCCAGTCGCATTTGTCAATGCCTGTGCGTAATTGTTGTTCAGGCCGGTGAGTGAGTTGGCGTAACCTTGCCCCACGCCGCCTTGCGCCGATGCCGCGCTAAAGCCCAGGCCCTGCTGGTTGCCCAAGGCCCCAAGGTAATCCCCAAACGCGCCCGATGCCACGCCAGAGGCGTAGTTAAGCAGGCTCTTTTGCGCCGCGCCGGATTCCAGCAAGCCCCGCGCCGCATAATTGGCATTGATCGCTTGCAAGCCCTGTTCAAGCGGGAACTGGTAGAATTGCGTGTTGTAAAAATTGTCGAGCGCGGTCTGTTGCGGGCTAACCGCCGCTGCACCCGTCCCGTTCGGCTCGGTGCCATTGGAACCGCCCGCGCCTGCGCCGTTGTTCGGGTTGCCGCCGCCCCGCCCGCCCGGCCCTGTCCTGCGCATCGGCCTGTCGCCCCTGTCGCGCCCCAATAGCGCGTTCGGCCTGTCGATGGGCGTCACTTCCGTTCCGGCGGGGAGATTGCCGAAGGTCGGGCCTGTCGCCAACTGCTGCCCGCCGCCGGGGAACTGTAATATTTCAGGAACGCGCTCGCCATAAAGCGCCATGCCGCCAGGGTGGCCCTGCGGTGGGGTGCCGTAGGCATAGGCGGGGATGGGGGGCACCTGACCGTAATATTCGGCAAGGCGCGCCTGCGCGATGGCCGGGGCCGTGTTGTCGAATACGCTCCCGCTGTTGCCTTGGTATGGGTCAATCGGCGGCGTGTATTGCGCGGTGGCCGGGGTGCCGGGATTGGTAACGGCGGGCGCGGGGTCGCTTGCCGGGTTGCCGACAGGCTGGAACTGGATCGGCGCGGCGGGCTGATAACCGGATGTGTCAAGGCCCAATAGCGCGTTGATCTGCGAATTGGCGGCAACGCCCGTCGCCAAATACGGATTATATGCCGCTGAATTGCGGTTGTAGATGTCGGTCTGGAGCTGGCCTGATGAATTGAACGCGCCCTGCTGGTAGCCTAGCGTTTGGTCGAGCGCGCTCTGCTGCAAGGCAAGGTTCTGCGCGTTCATACGCTCTTGCGCCGCGATGGATTCACGGTTGGCTTGCAAGCTCGCGTCGGTTGTCTGGCCGATGGCCTTTTTGTTGCTGTTGGCTGCGGCAACAGTTGCGCCGCCCGCTATCAGCGAGCCGCCAATAATGGCGGCGGTTGTCCCAATGGGCATAGCCTACATTTCCTTTGTGTAATTACGGTCGGTTAGGCGATAGCCCCACCGCTCGAACAGGGGGCCGAGGCGGTCACCATCCAGCCCAATGCTGCTGACGGTCCACGATTGCACCCCAAGGGCCTCCACGGCTTCCTCAAGGGCCTTCAACAAGGCGACACCAAGCCTCCCCCCGCGTTTGTCGGGTTCGACCCACCAGAATAGCTCCTGTCCCGTCTTGTGGGCGTTGTTGTAAGGCGATGGATGGGCTAGCCCGCCGACACCGCCGCCGTCTCCGATCAACAAGACCCCATCGGGACTTTCAATCAGGAAGCGAAAGAATTGCTCTGCACTTACTGCATCGAACCCGCCCGGCAACTTGACCGCTTCGGCAAAATGCTCACCGCACAAAAGCAGGAAGTCCATATCATCCAGGGTTGCGGAGCGGATCGTCACGCTAAATCCTCTCGTCCCATGTCAGCGAGGTTGTCATGTCCGCCGCCGCGCCACTAACCACCTTGGCCGTCACCACAAGCTCATCCCCCGCAACTAGTTCAATTGAGCTGGTTGAAAGGTCAATAGACCGTGCGCCACTTGGGCCGGTTGCGAACACGCCCAAAAGGCTGCCGCCCGAAACGGTCGTTCCCGCACTATCATAAATTGCCATGCTTTCGTTTTGATCGACGTAAGTATGAACCGTTGTGCCGGAAACAGTCGGGTTCCGGTAAATGTAGAACAGCGCGCCTTTCGTGCTGTCAGTTGCAATTGAGAGAATGCGCGGGTGGATAATTCCGTTGGCAGCTATGTTATTAAACTCATAACGGGCGCCAACCGTTAAGATCTGCGTTTCAGTAGTCACCGACGTGGCCGTTGCAGCCGCACCGAACGTGCGTGGTGTGTCAGCATGACCTTGCAGCGCAGCCATGCCGCTACCCCCCGCAACCGTCAGGTTGGTTGTGCTGCCAAGCGACGCCGCGATCCACCCCACCCTAAGCGAAGGGTTATTGAAATTAGGGCGGCTATATGCGTTCGGCCAGTTGACAACATGGGCAAGAACAAAATCGCGCGTGGTTGGATTGAACACATGGTATTTCAACGGGCCATAACCGAGAAAGGCATACTCTAACTTGTAAATGTTACCTTTCGTTGGATCGAGCCACGAACAGGCGTTTACGTTCCAGCTTGCCTGTGCGGTCCAGTTCTCAGTGCAAGCTGCCCCGGCCTTATTCTGCGCGAACGACCCCGCAAGCGTTCCAGTATCCACACTTAGCGAATATGAACCCGATCTCGCACCGACCCCCTTGCCTACAAACACCAGCGTTGAACCGATGTGCTGAATATACCAACTGTCAGCAGCACTCCCCGCGTTAAGCCCCTCCTCTAGTTCGTGCGCCGCCGCGCTGGTCGATGCCTGCGAAGTGACCGCGACATTATAGGCGGTTCCGTTGAGCGTCACGGTTGCCGTTGCTGCGCCGCCACTCGCTGCCGAAATGGTCAGGGTCCGCATTTCGATTGAGCCGCCATAGCGGTGCATCACGCCGAAACTGGTTCCGTTGTAACCAAAGAACATCCCATCTTTCGATGAGAAGAACCCGCAAGCCTGCATACTGCTGGCAATGCCGGTGGTGAATCGAGCCGTCACCCTTGCTTCGGCACCGACGCCGGGGACGTAAACCAATGGGCGGCGCGACCATAGAACACCGTAACCGCCAGAGCTTGTTCCGGTTTGCAGGACGAACTCGGAATTGCTTGCCGTCGCGCTTCCGCCTGTGGCGGTGAACGTCTGCACGTCCGAGCGCACACCATAAACCGCCTTGATGGAGATTCGAGGCGTCAGCTCAACCGTGAGCTTGTCGCCAAAGCTCGACAAAGGTTCATCACGATGCGGGAAATAGCTCATATGACGTGCCACTCCTGCCCGCCCGCAACCGAGAGGCAATCATACTGATGATCTAGAACCCAACTGGTTTCGCCATCAATTGTGTCGGCACCCGATACAGTTACCGAATAGGGCGAACTGTCTATTTTCTTGATCTTGTATTCGCCCGCAGGGGGGCTTGGCAAAGTGACATCGACATCGCCCGCCGAAGCATCCACGGGGATAATAGAGTCCCCTGGTTGCACCTTGTAATCCGCTGTCACTACGCCCCCGACGAAGTTGATGACTCCCTCCGTCGCCATGCGGTTCCACTTGGCGACCAAGGCGAGCGAGGGCCTGCCATCAGGCCCCACCACCTGCTCCTGGCTGGTGATGATATTGGTTGGCCTCACCGCGACCTCCCCATGACGAACTCGTTAAAGTAGGCCCCGGAGACGGCAAACTCGGTTGGAGCTACCGAAGGCGTTGTCTGTGTGCAGGAAAACTCTGCCAGAAACCCTTGTTGATCGAACATGCCCAGCGACCGCCACTCAACCTTGACGCGCGGCCCGTCGAGCGTCACCGAGCCTTGGCTGGTCCAGCTGTCGCCCTTGTCGTTACTGGTCCTCAGTGCAATCGTGTCGCCGCTCAAGTCGGTCTGGCATCGCAACAACACGTTGTGCATTGTCACTTGTCCGCCATCTATCGGCAGGCCAGCGTGGAACAGGTATTTGATTGTGCTTTCTGGCGTTCCGGCCACGAAGCTCTTGACCCGGCTCAAGTGTAGCTGCTTGCCAATCGTCTTGCTGTAGAAAACCGTGTAATCGTCGAACTCAAGCGATGGCCCGCCAAGGAATTGTGCATCGTCGGTTGCCCATTCGCACCATTCCCCGGTGTCGGCATCAAGGATTTGGTCGGGCGTGTCGGCGTCAACCCAGACACGCAAGAACTCGCGCCCCTCGAAATTGAAACGATCCAGGCGGGGAAGGTTTGCGGCCGTCCCTGCGGCCCGCAGGAGCCTTTCAACGCCGGGAGTGCTTATCTTTTCCTTACCCGATCCAGTGTAGCGGTAGACTGAATAGTCCTGACCAATCCACGCGAAACTGTTGTTCCACAGCGTAGCGCACCCCGTTTGAAGGATTCCCCTGTCAATCGCGCTTCCGAGAATCGGCGTCCACGGTGAGTTCTCGTTGCCGCTGGGCGAATGCATCTCGACCGTTTCGGAGCCGAACAGGACAAGAATCCCCTTGTAAAACAGGCCGTCGTAAAGCTCGTCCGGCTCGTATTCCGCCGAAGCGTAGGAAAGCCCGTCAATCTCGATGTCGCCCGAGCCGTCCAGCATGTTGGCAAGGGGTTCCGTCCAGTAATAGCGATGCGACCCTCTGCGCAGGAAAACAAACCGCCCCTCGCTCTCCAGCACCTTGCGGCAATTGAAGTTATCAGGCGTCGTAACCGTGCGAACCGTGGAGCCATCGTCGAACTTGACGTTGCCGCCATTGGTAACAATCGCCCCGATGGCATTGCCCGCAACCGAGGGGACAAGGTTGCCGCTGATTGTCGTGTCGTCGCTTGGAAAAGAAACGTCCGTGCCGAAGATTAGTGTGCGATAGCCGCTTAAAACTCCGTCCTGCTTGTAAACTCCCGTGGTCCCGTTGGCGTTCAACTCGGTGGCGCTGACGTATTTGAGCGCGGGCCTGCCCACCAGCTTGACCCCGCCAGGTTCGGTCCTCGATCCTGTCACATAGAGATTGCGCAGCGGAAGCTGCGGCGTATCCCCAAGGTTGTCCCGCTCATTTCCAGTGAGCAAGCCAAGAAGAGGCATCAGTAATCGTCCGCCACCCCGCTTGAGCGGTCCAGTGCATCGAGAATGTCGTTCTTGATAACCTGCAACCCGCGCCGAGCGGCAATCAGCGTGTGCGGCGAAACATCCCGCCCGAAGTCCTCCGCCACGAGAACGCGCAGATTTGTTTTGATCGCCAGAAGCCAATTGTCCGGCGCGTAAATCACGCTTGCGGTTGTGAGGGGCAATTGTGCGCCCACATCGGCCCCATGCGAGCGCCACTCGGCCACCATCCCGTTAAGCCATTCAAGACCAAGCGCCAGTTCCGATGCTGTTGCCTGCCCATTGATGCCCACCACAGGTCTTAGGGCGAAGTCGATTACATCGTCTGCGGTCGCGGAGAAGGCATTAGCGTTCCCGGTCGGCGCAATCGGAATGTAAATCGTTTCCTTAATCGTCTCGCCGTTGTCGGTCGTGGCGGCAAAGGAAACCGTTCCAATTGTCGAAGCGGTGCCGCCCGATAGGTAAACAATGGCGGAATTGCCATCACTATCCTGCGAATCCTTGGTGACGCCCGATGCTGTTGCGGTGAAGGATGAAAGCGCATCGTCCGCCTGGACGGGAACATCCCAGCTATAACGCTTTACGTCGCCCGGAGCCTTGGCTTGCCACATTAACGCCATAACCTAACCTCCTGCGACCCTTGAGCCGCCGCGCCGCCCGAAAGCGGAACGAACGCCCGTATATCGCCTTTTGATATTGGTTGCCGCCCCCGCGACTGCGAACGCCAGCGATGCTGCCCCGCTGATTTGCGAAGGCTCGTAACCGATAGTGCCGCTTGGGGTAAATGTGATCGTGGACGCGCCCGAAAGAACGCCCGCAATAGCCCCGTCGCCCGTGGCCGTGAAAGTGAGGGTCGCAGATCCCGAAGCGGAACCGGCTGCCTCATAAGCAACGACAATCCAACCGTCGCCGCCGTTACCTTCGTCGCCTGAGCTACCGCTTGACCCGCCGCCGCCCCCGCCGTAACCGCCATCACCCCCGACCGCAGCAGGAGCAAAACCGCCGCCACCACCGCCGCCGCCCCCCGGCCCAACCGCCGTGCCGTTACGAGCGCCGCCGCTGTTGTCTGTGTAAATGCTTTGGTTGCCGCCGTTGCCGCCAACGTATGACGAGTTATTGCCGCCCCCGCCGCCGCCGCCCCCGCCCGACGACCCATTGCCGCCTGCCGCGGAACTGCCAGCAGTGCCGCCGCCCGATCCTGAATTACCGGCACCGCCTACGCCGCCTATGTCCGTCGCTGTTGCCGCCCCCCCGGCAGTGGATGACCCACCATTGGACCCGCCCCCTCCGCCGCCAGTGCGGTTGTAAACGCTTGATCCGCCAGCCCTACCAACGCCGGATGGTCCGGCAGAACCACCGCCACCGTGGCGACGAGTGCCGCCAGATGCGCCGTTGCCGCCAGAATAAGTCGTATCGCCAACGCTTGAAGCGCCGGAGCCGCCATCGCCCCTCGTCGCGCCCGAAGCGTTCTTGCCAGCCTTGGCTAGAACTGTGCCGCTACTAAAGGATGTGTCAGTCTCGGAACCACCTGAGCCAACCGTCAGCGAGACGCTAGAAGAAGGCGTAACAGAAACACCTGCCTTGTAAGCAAAAGCCCCGCCCCCACCGCCAGCGGGCGCGGTTACGCCATATCCGCCATCACCTCCAGGGCCGAGGCAATATACGTCGCAACTGGTAACGCCAGCGGGGACGCTCCAACTTGTGTCCCCCGCGAGGAACACGGCATAGGTTGTCATCAGTCAACATTCACATCTAGCTCGCCAATGGCGAAGGATGGAGTGTTCGAAACTGCAACCACAAGGCTATCGGTTAGCGCGCCATAGAAAAGCAGGTCACCCGCACCAGTGGCAGCCGTGCCAATTCCGAAATAAGTGCAGGTCTGCACCCCCGTTCCCGTCGCGGTCGGGAATGTAACCGCAGCCGCGTTTGAAACATTGTTAGCCGCTACCGTCCACGCCGCACCGGAACGGGCAACGGCAACCCTCGCATAAGCGCCATAAGATGTTTCACTTGTCGCCTGCGTCCCCGTTTCACCGGGATTGGCGGTGTGAAGGGATATATAGAAACTCCCTGCCGTTGCCGAATTTTGCAAACCGGCAGCGTCACCGATGCCCGCGTGGTCCGTATTGTTGAAATACAGGGCTAGCATTTCGTTCTCAAAATTGTTTGTCGCGCTCATTTAGCCAATCCTTTTGCGGGGTGGATCGTTGAAATACTTATGCGGTTCCCAGCCGAAAAACGCCGCCAGGAATAGCCAAAAACAGGTCATGCGGTTTTGCGCCTGCGCTGGCGCTTGCTGGGCGGCGGCAGTCCATCAACCTCGTAATCGGCGGGCACGTGGACATGATCGCCCTTGGGCAGCGAGCCGCCCTTCTTGCCGTCGCCATCGTGGTCGAGTGGGTGAATTTCCTTAAAATCGGGATTGCGCGCCAAGCGCGCGCCAATGTCCTCTTCGGTATCAACCTCGGTCGGCTTGCGCCCTTCGAACAGGTAGGGCCCCATCTGGAGCGTTGTCCTGCGGCCCGTGTATTCCCCGATGAACTTGAGAAGCATTGTATTCTCCAATCAGATGAAAAGGGGCGAGCCGAAGCCCGCCCCAATCCATTTACGGCGTGTTGTTCGCCACAACGTAGTGAACAACCACCCAAAGGTAGCCGGTGCCGCCCGCGTTCGGGGCAACATTGCCTTCGGCCTGGATGGTCGTCGGCACCGTGAAGGTCTTCGGACCAGCCGAGAACAGGACGCCACCGAGCGGGAAATAGTTCCCCACTTCCGGCTTGATCCCGGCAACGGCATCGCCGGTCCAGACGCCAAGGTTGCCAAACCCGTCAGGGTCGGCAGCATCGACGCCGTTAGCGGCCCAGCCAATGTCAATATCCAGAACTTCCGTCCCCGTATCGAGGTCTTCAGCCATGAGATAACCACCGACAACGGTGGAATTGGCGGGGAGCTTGACCAGCTCGTAGATGTCACCGTCCGCAGTCGCGGCGGTGAGATCGATTGCCCCGTAGACAGACTGAACCGTGTAAGGGCCGCAGATTGCCGAAGGGGTTGCGCCCGAAGACACAGTGCTAGAGGTAAAGGTAGCCATTTTCTATTCTCCTTTCCTGTCCTAGACTTCGCCAGCCGACGCGACGGTCGCGGCAGCGGTCGTAGCGAAGAAGCCGCTTACGACGCCGTGATCCTTCTGGTCGTCGGTATCGCTCGTGCCAGTGCCAAAACGCAACTTTGAGACGCCGTAGATGGACTCGATGGCCACACCTTCTTTGTCGTCATAGTCATACTGCTTGGACTTGCGGGTCCACCGCTTCGCAAAGCCGATGCCGAGCGCCTGGGCACCAAGCAGGTAAACCGGCGTGACTTCAGTCGTCGCGGACGCACCGATGTTGGCCCAGATCGGAAGGTCATCGACCTCCTTGACGATGCAGTTATCCCACAGGATGTCGCCACCCTGGAAGAGCTTCATCGCTTCCTTGCCAATGGTCGTAGTTGCCCATTCGTCGTCGATGCTGTTGCGAAGGTCGCGGAACGCAGCGGGGTGGGCTAGCGCGATGTAATAACGCCTGCCGTTACCCTGGTCCTCGACCGGGCGAATCTTCGGTGAACAGGTCTTGGCAACATAGAGCATGTCCTCAAGACGATCCGAAGTGAACAGGTCCGCAGACGTATCGAGCTGCGCAAGGTCAGCCGACATATCGGTGCCGCCCGCAGAGCCGCCCTTGGCATAAGCGCCAAAAACGGTGCGGTCTTTGTTGTCCACCAGCCATGCGTCGGCAATTGCCGCCGTGCGCGAGGTGAACGCGGTTCCGTTCAGCGAACCCAACTGCTCAATAATGAGGTCGCGGGTATCGCTCTTGGCCCATTGCATCAGCGTTGCACGGCCTGCGGAAAGCAGGTCGATAGCCGATTGCACCTTGGACATTTCCGGCACACGAACGGCATGACGGCGCTTGTTAACCGTGATGCTGTGCGAACGCTGGGTAAGGTCTTCTTCGTTGCCTTCCAGAACCGAAGACCCGGTGGTTGCCGAGTTCGTGAGCTGGTTGACAAGCTGGATGATAATTGTGTCGCCAGCGGACTTGCCGCCGTATTCTTCCTTCACCTGGATGACGGCATTTTCTTCGGTGCCATACATCGGGGTGAAAATGTCACCCTGAATATAATCCAGGTTGAACTTGTTCTCCCACTTTTCGACCTGAAGGGCCGTGGGGACAGTGGTATCTGCCATTGCCTTATTCCTTGGAATAGGCGGGCGCGGTTTAGTGGTTCAGTATTTCCCCGAACGTGGAAGGTCCAACGTCAACCGGGGCTGTCCTTGCGCCTACATTGCGCTCGCCCGTGAGTGTCGGTGGAAGTTTCGGTGGTTCGGCTATTTGTTGGGCCGGGGCCGCCTGGGCTTCCCGCCACTTCTGGAACGCAGCATAATCATCCGGCGTCACGTTCTCGACGATCTGTGCCCGCTGGTATTCTTCGACCGCGAACCTGTAGGGGTTGCGCTGCGTCATAACCTTATGGCGGAAGCCCGGATCGGTTTGATAACGTGAAAGCGTCCAATCGCGCGCTTGGTCAACCAGTTCATCCCCATACTTCTCGCGGGCCACCTCCTCGGAGATGTCCATCTTGACGTTAAGGGCCTGCATGGCTGCTTCGGTTTGCAAATGGCTGGTGAATGCCGCAGCGTCCGAATAGACAATGTCCGGGTCGAACCGCTGCTGTTCCTGTTGTGACTGTTGCTGTTGCTGGAGTTGCGCCCGCAGGCGTTCCAGCTCGGCTTCGGCTTCCTGTCGTTTACGGCGTTCCGCGATAGTCGCGGCACCATCGAACTCCTGTTTTTCCGCTGGTGCAGGCGGCGCACCTTCTTCGCCCTTCTTGACGAGCTTCCCAGGTTCATCGCGGGGCCTGCCTGCCTGTTCCGCCATAGGGGCGGATTCGGCTCCAGGCTCCGGCGCAGCTTCCTGCGCCTCGATTGCGGGTTCTTCGTCCGGTTCGTCGGTATTCAGTAGTTCTCCAAACGTCTTGGCCTCTACCATGATGGTTTCCCTGTGATCGCCCGAAAGACCCGGCGACGGTCGAACGCCCGAATTACCCCGGCGGCGGGTTGCCCAAACGGGCGAAACTCAATCTGCTATCTGCTCAACGCCAAGGCGGACGGAGCTAAGCGCCCCATCATCCTCGCGGAGCAATATCCCTATTGCATTGCCCCCCTCGATCACTTCGACCTTGAGAAACTTGGGGCCTTCCTCGAATTGCTCCATGCCTTCGCCCCACAGGACGCGGGGTTTAGCCATCGCGGCAGAATACCCTGTTCGGCGCGCGGCCATGCCAATACCAGAAACGAACTAACCATTCCCTTACATGGCGGGGCTGCACTCCCTCTACGGGAGGCTCGTTCCCTTCTTCTATTTCAGCCAAATCCCCCAGCGAAGAAACAATCGCGTCGTGCCCAATCGCCTTCGGCCCCCTGAAAGTGGAATAATGCCTCATTTGCTCACCGTCCCGCTCCCACCCGGTAAGCATCGGTCATCACGCCGAACTGCGTTGCTTGTGCCTGTGCCGTGTTCTTCGCGGTTTCGGATTGCGTCTTTTCGACCTGCGCCTGCTTACCGGCCAGTTCCAGTTGCTGCGCCATAACCTGTTCTTCGGACGGGCCTTGCTGCATCAACTGCAGGAGCTTGTCCTTGTCCCGCAGGCTCGATGCTTCAATCAGGACCATCGGCGGAATCTGGATGCCCGACTGCGCCAATTGCACAAGCTCGCTGAATTGCTCAGCCGCGATGGTCGGTGTGTCGATCCCCTCGCCCACGATAATATCCACGTCAAGCTCGGCAACACTGTTCTCGATAACCACCTGCCCCGTCATCGGGTCCATCACGGGCTGGTTAAGTCCGATAAACTGCAGGTTGTTCTGATCGTCGGTTATGCGAATCCACCGTTCCGCCGTCCAGTATTGACGAATCCTGCCCCACACCGAACGATAGACCGCAACCGAAAGGATGCGAACCGCGTCAAGGTAGCTCGAACTCTCGACAATCCCGCCTTGCTGCTGGGCAATGATCGCCCGCCCCGACTGGCCGCTGGTGTCCTTGCCCGCCAAGGCGTTGTTCGCCCCGGTGCGGTGGATGTGTTCCCTTGCGTCCTGGAGCAAGTTGAGATTGCCCAAGGCCATGTCGTTTGTCTGCAGGACTTCGACATCGCCCGGTTCGCCAACAAACACCCCGTCGGGCTTGGCCAGTTCCTCCCTTGCCTTATTGGGGTCCATCCCTGTCGCCGGGGATACACGAACTTGCCTTTGGCTTATCAGGTGCAGCGCCTTGCTGCGGCGCTTGTTCACTTCGTCCTGCGGGCTTATGAAGCCGCGCACTTCGCCATAACGGTTGTTGTCGCGGTCGATGTAAAGCGACACCGCCTTGATCGGGCATTCCGGGTCGCCATCGGCGTCAAGGTAGGGGCTGTCGGTCGGTTCTTTCACGAACCCGCCGCCCGTCAGCATACAGAACTTCCAGCCGCCTTCCTTGTAATAATGCTCTATCAACCTGACGCGGCGGCGCTTGTAATCGGCCCACCTGCCAGCCTTGGGCTTGTCGCTGAATGTGTTGCCGTCCTTGGCGTCAAGCCATGTCCCTTCGAGCACATCCTTGGCGTCGGGATACTTCCGCAGCGCGTCCTCAAGGTCCATCCATATAACCGTGCCCATGAACAGGGCATCGCTGAAGTCCAGCTCGCTTGAGGCGGGGTCGTAATAGAACCTGTCCCAAGGGATGCGCCTGATGTCGGGATCAAGCGTAATCGGCTGCATCGCAGTTGTGCCGAGCATCTGCGACTTCGAAACCTTGGCCTTCTTTGCCCCGACCATGATGGCGCAGGTGCCTTCGACCGCAAGGTTATCCGCAGCCCTGGACCGCTTGTCATCCCAGTTGCTATCTTCGCAGACATACCGGATGGCATCGGTGGCAGCATGGGCCGCACCTTCGTCATTCGGTGTGCGGGGCAATGCCTTCGGGTCTTTGCGGGTCTGCTTTTCCAGCCCAAGCATCGTGTTGACCTTGGGCTTGATCTCATTAAAAACCACAATCGGCTGGCCGCGCTTCTTGAGCGCAGCTTCCTCGGCATCGGTTAGCTGTTTGCCGTCAAGGTAGTCGCGGTCCCGCTCGCATTTCTCGCGCGCATCGCGGGTTGCGTCCTCGCTGTCCTCGAACTGGCGAAGATATGGGATGTGGTCGGTTACAGGGTTTTCCAATTCCGTCCGCCCCCTTCGTCTTCGAATACGCTATCCCAGCCGTCGCGGGCCTTCTTGCGCGGTGCCGCGCTCACAATCGCCGGATGCGCCGTGTCTATCGCCCGCCCAATCATGCTTGCCGTGTCAACTTCGTCATCATGCTTGCCTGCGGGAAAAACGAGATATTCGCTCAAGTCCGCCCCCGGTTCGAAATAAACCCGCCCGCTTGCCGCCATGGCCTGAAAGCTCCTTGCCCTGGTCGGCTTGTCATGGACGCTGGGAAGCCATTCCAAGCGGCAGAACGCCTTGCGCTCGCGCATTCGCCTCTTCAGCATCGGCTCGACAGCCTTCTGGATTACCCCGCCTTCGCCAAACCATGCAAAGGGCTTGTATTTGTCAATCAGGTCCAGCTTGCGCTCGATCCATTCGTCAGAGCTGGTTTGCCCCCGCCAGCCATCGACGCGATACACATCGCCGCTCGCGTCAATTCCCCATACGCGGTGGACTGTGTAGTCCCCAGCACCATCGGTGACCGCGTAATCGCTTGTCCCATAATATCGCAGCGATGGAAGCTCTTGCCATTCCTTGAACCAAGCCCGCTGGAAAAACGTGCCTTCGTCGGGTTGCGGCTGCTGCTGGTAAAGCGCGGACCATTCGCGCGAGCCAATCGTGGCCTTGATCCGCTGCAGCGTTTCCTCGTCATACCATTCAGGCCAAAGCGCCTTGTCGTCCTTGTCGAGCGCGGGAAGCTCGAGCACCTCCCACTGGTCGCCTTCCTGTTCCAGTAATCGACCGGCAAGGTCGTCCTCGTGCCAGCGTGTCTGGATTAGCACGATCCGCCCGCCCGGCATTAAGCGCGTAAACAGGGTTGAACGATACCAATCCCAAACCACCTCACGACGGCGCTCGCTGTCGGCTTCCTCGCGGTCCTTGAACGGGTCGTCGATCAGCGCAATGTGCGCGCCGCGTCCAGTAACCGCCGTTCCTACGCCTGCGGCAACGTATGAACCGCCCCTGTTCGTATTCATGCGGTTTGCCGCCTGGCTATCGGACGCCAGCGTAACGCCGGGAAATATCTCACCGAACTCCCTGTCCGCGACAATGTTGCGGACGTGCCTGCCAAAGTCGGAGGCAAGGTCGCTGTTGTAGCTCGCCGCGATAATCTGGCGCTGCGGATCGCGCCCCAAACACCATGCAGGAAACCGCTTCGATGCCAGTTCCGATTTGCCGTGCCTTGGCGGCATGAATATCATTAAGCGGTCGATCTCACCCCGCTCGACTGCCTCCAGCTTGGCTGCAATCAGTTCGTGATGCCGCGCACGTTCGTAAAGCGGGTTTGTGTATTCAGTGAACCGAAGCAGGCTCCGCCTTGCTTGCGCCGCCCTTATCTCCGGCAGCGTTGGAAGCCTTTTCCGCAATGCGCTCAAGCGCGTCGAGTTCGTCTGCATCAAGGCTGTCGAGTTCATAACGATGCGTCACCGTGCTTGTATTAGTTACAGCGATCTTGTCGCCGTAACGCTGCGACCACTTTCCAATCAGCTTTAAGCGGGTTTCAATCCTGACCCTGCGGTCTTGGGGTTCCAATGTGGGGTCGTCCGCAATCTCGATACACTCGTCCGCCAAGGCATCACAACCAAGTTCACGCGCGCGCGCGGTTTGCGCGAATGCATCCTCATCCTTGGCCAAATGATAGCGCAGGGTGCTTTCGCTAATCCCTACTGACCTGGCATAAGCGCGCAGGCTTATTCCTTCGGCCATTTTGAGGCAGGCATCTTCAATGATGTCCGGCGTAATATATGCGAGGCTAGTCTTCGCCATGCTGCCTCCATGAATTAACCCGCCCCAACGCAGTCCACGCTTCTTGCCAGTATAGGCTTTGTGTGTGGTTCGTGGAGGTGGGGCGGGAGGGGCTTGCGCCCTATGGGATAGCCGGAGCGCACCGGGTGGAGGTGACGAACCCAGGCGCTCACGGCTAACTGTGGAAAGGGGATCGGGCGCACCGCGCCATCATCTATTTCCTGCGCATAGCCAAACGCAGCCATTTTGTCAATAAGCTAACCCGCGAAGCGGGGATAACGCCTTTTCAAGCTGGTCGCGCCGGGCTTGGCTGTCTGCCAGTAGCATATCTAGCCAGTGCGGTCCGAAGTCTGGGTAGGGGTTGATTACAAGCTGGTCAAAGGCGCGGCGGTGATCGTGTCCCCAGCCATTGACGTATTTCAGCACATCCTCAAGCCAGTCCTGCCTGCGCTTTGCCCTGGCCTCGTCAATGTCGGTAACGCTGCCATATGTCCGCTCGCCAAGTGTGCAGCCAATCTTGCCGTTTTCGTATGTTGCCCAATATGCGTTCGCTATCGTGCGGGCTGTATCGAGCAAAGCCTTTGCATCGCTGCCGCTCCCTAGCAGGCCAGCATGGTATGCCCTGCCGATTGCGTCGGTCCCGCTTGTGCCATAGATCGCCCGCATGGCCTGAACGCGCTCGGTCCCCTTGTCGAACGACGGGATTCCGGCGCGGGATAGCTGCCCGCTTTTGGTGCGCTTGCCCGGCTTGCGCTTGCGGCCTGTTCTAGCCATTGTGTTGCCCAAAACGTCGTTCGAGCGTTTCAATGTCCAGATGGTCGTAAACGTCCAGGCGCGCCCCCTTTGGCAGCTCCAATCGGTGCAGCGCCCACTTACCGCCCTCTGGCCGGATCGTATGCCGCACGTTGCTCCCGCGCCCAACCGAGAATTGATTAAGCTCATTGCAGAAGTGGACCAACCCTTCGCGCCCGACTGCCTTGTTCTCAATGGCTGTTGCCAGTTTCGCCATATTGTCCCTCCACCAGTTTCGTGAATGATTTCGCCTGCAGGAAAAAATCGGGATCAGCCCGCCAGCCTGTTTTGTTGTCGCCGTGCATCCAGGTGTTTGTTTGCAGGGTGGCGAACGCTCGCTGCCAATCCTCCATATCGGGGTATTCGTTTTGGCGGACCTTGAATGCCCGCTTGCGCGCATCGGTTAGCTTGCGGATTTTCGATAGCCCGCAAGCTCCCGCGACTTCGTTCCAGCTATCAACAAAATCATTGACCGTAAAGGCGGGTGCATCGCCAGATGCACAAACACCTTTAGGTGTTAATTCTTTCTTCTTTCCCTTCTTCCCTTCTTCTTGTGTGTGCCCCGGCTGTGCCCCGGCTGTGCCCTTTCCGTGTCCCTGACTGTGCCCGTTGTCCTGATAATGTTCGTAATTGCAGATCGTTAGCAGTGTCCCTGACTGTGCCTTGGATGTGCCCACTTTTGACACCCTTTCGAGCCGGTCAATGAACGTCCGAACGCGCTTTTTCGACCATCCCCAACTAGATGAAAGCGAGGCCAGCGAGACGTGGATTTGGCCACGTTCCACGGTTACATCTTCCCCCTTTGCGTTGCGGCGAACGGTAGCTTTCCAGGCTGTATTTTCAAGCAGCCAAAGCCATGCTTCATGCTCTGAGAAACAGGTCGAAGGCGCGAGCCCATCGGTATCGCGCCAGCCCCGCCAGAGCTTGATAAATCCATGATCAACCATCTAACCATCCAAAGCCTCCACGGTTCGCCATGATCGCATCACATGGAAGCGCCCGCCGTGTTTTCTTGCGAGGTTCGTTGCATGGCTGTAGGCTAGGTGGATTTCGTCTGGACGGTAAACCCGCTTGGGCATATCGCCGTTCTCATTGAACACCATGAACACGCAATCCTCGCGGCGCGTGAACCGGGTCGGGTCATTATCAATTTCTTGCTGGGCTTCGCGCTTGCTTTCGCGCGGCAATCTTAGAACCTTGCGTTTCGGTTCTTTCACAGGCATATCGTTCATGCGGTCGCCTCCATTTCAGGCGGTTGAATTGGCGGGTCGAGCGCGCTAACGCTCCCCGCCGCCAACCTACACAAAATCACCCACTTTGCAAGTCACCAGCTCCTCCTGTAAGGGTCAAGGCTCGCCCGATCCTGCGCATACTGTTCGCGCCATTTGGCCCGCGCGGCCTCTTCTTCGTCCATGACTTGCCGCATGGTGCGGTGCCCTAGGCAGGGGAACGGTCCCTTGTGGGCTGTGGGGCGGGTCATACTGCGCCCTTGAATAAATGATGAAACGACTGCCATACGCTCCGCCCGTTAAATGCCCGCCGAATTATGTAAGACCGCGCGAGGCTTACCATCGTGTAGAAAACACCAAGCGTCAGGTTGTCCCCAACTGAAATGTCCACATCGAGCACGAGCGGAATAATAATGAGGTTGGCCGCAAAGCTAACACCGATGCCAACCGCAATATTGCAGAGCGATTCCATAAAGCTATCGACGCGCGATTGGGTCATACTACATATCCGAAAGAGAGAATGCTTCCCTGTGGGTTTTGATGTGGGTTATGCGACTTGGGTGAATAACCCTCCCATATCCCGATCTATTTCTTTCAGGTTGCGGACAGCCTGCGCAAAATAGGATGGCTTCAACTCAATTCCGATGGCGTCCATTACGAGCCTTTCTTTAGACTAAGGTAGCGAGCATATGCTTCAGACTTTGGCTGGGTCAGGCCAAGTCCTTTGCACCACCAATCGTTACGCAATAACACTTTGCATAATCTCCGATAGGAAGGTGCCCAATGTTGATCTTCTAGCAACTTTGGTGCTTCATCCGGTATTTCAGTATATCCTCGGCCTCGCCAACCCTTAATCCAACCGCGAAAACGCGCAATGAAATGCTCTCGTGTTGGCTTTGGTAGGGACAGAAGCAAGAGGTTACAAAACGACTTCCAGGTATGCCCTTCAGGAAGGGCAATCTTGTTATACCCCATAATGTTGCCGGATTCTTGCACATAAAGCGCCATGGAATTGGCACCGTTGACCCGCGAAATTAGCTTGAACCAGGTCTGCGGCTCGAGAATGTGGTATAACCAAAGCCCCTTGCGTTGATCGTCTCCGTATGGCTGACAAAGTCTTTGTTGGCTTAACGGGACGCCCGCTTGCTGCATCAGATCGTAAACGCGATTATGCGGCTTTTCGGGGAACTTGGCATGATAGCGCCAAATGTCTTGCGTTTTCCAGTCGTAGATTGGGTAAATGTTGTAAGTCTTCTCAACAATATGCGTAGTCCACCGCTTATCGCCGTGCATTTGCTTGTCAAAAACAGCGATAGTGCGAAAGCGATTCAGGCTTTCGTCGGCACGGATGCCTACAAAACCGCCGCAAGGCCTCCCTTCGCCATACCAAGCCCCAAACAAGACAACAAATTCCTCAAACTCCATCCCAGGCTCGAAAAACGGATAAAAAGCCGGATCGGTTATAGATGCTGGCGCAGGACTTCTCACCCAAACATTCTCTTTCTCCGGCTCCCAACACATCCACTTTGGTTCGTAGTTAGTAACGGCATTCCTAAGGGACATGGGGAGACAAACCCAATGTAAATCTATGTGTTCAGCATAAAGCGAGACCATTTCCGCTAGGTGCTCTTCTGTCGCCCTATATTGCGCCTCAAGGTCGATGATTAGGACGCCAACCTTTCTGCCCCGCTTTATAGCTTCATCCATCACAAGGTGTAGCATGACGCTACTATCCTTCCCTCCAGAGAAGCTTACATAAAGTTTTTCAAAATTGTCGAACGAATAGGCGATGCGCTGCCTAGCTGCATCCAGCACATTTTGTTCGCGGTAAATTTTCTTTGCCATCAGTAAAGCTCCGTCTGGGTTTTGCAGGCGGCGCTATCCAGCGTTAGCGGATCTTCGCCATGGTCTGTCATCCATTTGTTCAACGCCTTTAACGCCGTCTTGTCGGCCTCTACCTGTTCAGCGTTAGTCAGCTTGAAATAGCCCCCGCAAAAGAATTTGGACACTCCTGTTTCAATACACATTGCGGCTTGCCCTAACCACGCAATACGATTCATGCGCTCATTAGTTAGGTAATGTTCACAGCTATGGGGCCACTCGCTCAAAACCCTATTAAGTGCAGCCTCAAAGCGCGGTGTATCACGTAAGAAGGTCGCATAAGCATCCCTGCATTCCTCAATTGTTTGCTCCTTTGCGGGTGGTTTGGGATTATAGAAACCAGCAGGAAAGCACTCCCACTTGTCCCAGGTGTGATAAATCCTCTCCATCATTCATCTTCCTCAAGGTCAACTGCTTCCACATCTTCAAAATCATCAATATCCCATGAATGTGAAAAATCTTCATCTTGGAATAGATCTGTTAACCCGCTGATTTGGCATAAACGCAAAACTTCATCCGGCTCCATCCCAAGGCTTTTTGAAATGCGCTCGTCTGACCAGTTTCGCTTTTTCAATTCGATAACGATGTCGGACATCGCTTCGACTCTATGCTTGCCCCTTGCGCGGTTGTGGCGGATAGTGGCAGCCATTCTATCAGTTCGATCTGATTGGCTGCGGCGGATGGAAACAACAGGAAGATGGCCCTTTACTCGTTCGCAAATGTCCTTCTTTTCCTTCCCCACTCTATGACGATGAAAGCCATCGACAACCTCAAAGCCGCCTTCATCGTCAGGCATTGAAACAATCGGTTGAGTGTATCCATCAGCCTCAATCGAAACCCGTAGAAGTTCCATTTCCGGAGGAGCTACAGAGTTTGGGTTATAATCGTTTGCGTAGACTGCATTGTTTTTCACCCACTTTACGAAATCGACAGGCTCATCCCTAAAGGGGGAAAATTTGTGTATTTCCTCTCTTAGCCTGTTTATTTCCTCCACCAATTCATCACCGTCAAATTTACCTAGATGATCCCCAATAGCGCGGCACACAACCA